CAAACGCTACAAATAACAGAGACCTCTATTTAAAGTTGTTCTCAGGTGAGATGTTTACTGGCTTCCAAAGAGAGACTATCGCACGTGACTTAGTCATGAAGCGTACGCTCACAAACGGAAAGAGTTTACAGTTCATCTACACTGGACGCACCAGTGCGGAGTACCACACACCTGGAAATAGCATATTAGGAAACTCTGACAAAACTCCTCCAGTAGCAGAGAAGACAATCACAGTAGATGACCTACTCATCTCTAGTGCATTTGTCTACGAGCTAGATGAAACACTTGCTCACTATGAGCTAAGAGGAGAGATCTCTAAGAAGATCGGTTATGCTCTTGCACAAAAGTATGACAGATTAATCTTCAGAGCTATTGCTAAAGGTGCTAGACAGGCATCTCCAGTATCCCTCAGCAACTTTGTTGAGCCTGGTGGTACACAAATCCAAGTTGGAGCTGGTTCTAATGCAGACGATGCTCTTGATTCAGCTAAGTTAGTTACAGCTTTCTATGATGCTGCAGCTGCACTAGATGAAAAAGGAGTTTCTGATGACGGAAGAGTCGCAGTTCTTAACCCTAGACAGTACTATGCACTTATCCAAGAAGCAGGTTCTAACGGATTAATTAACAGAGACGTACAAGGTACAGCATTACAGTCTGGTAATGGCGTAATCGAGATTGCAGGTATCAAAATCTACAAGTCAATGAACGCTCCATTCTTCAGCAAGTATGGTACTAAGTATGCACCTTC